GTATTGCTTCCCGTCTGACCCGATAAACTCGAACCCGGTCGACGCCCTCCATCCGTCTTGAGGACGGGTGACGTTGTGATCGTCGAGGTCAGTCTCCGAGACCGCAGTGTCTGGACGGAACGCGCTCCACTTCACACGGCCAACGACCGCGCTTTCTTTCCAGCATACCCATCCCTTCGAGATCGTTGGGGTCAGAAGGATGAACCCCTCCTCGGTGTCGAGGTCGTTGCGATCCTGCCCGAAGGTGAGGTCGCCGCTCTTGCCAGAAAAGTAGACGTAATCGACGCCACCCCCTCCGGTCTTGTCTCCGTCGTCAAACGAGGACGCCAGCGACTTGCGCATGTCGTCGTCGAGCTTCAGGCTTGGCAGGCTTGCCGCTACTGTGGTCAAATCGGTCGTCATGTCTTGTTACTCCTTTAGAGCTTACGAGGTTTAATGGTGAGCACCTCGGACGGTGCTCCCCGGTACGGTTCGAGATCGACGTCAGGGCACTCTGCCTTGACGACCTTCGCATAGGAGACGCTTCCGGCTCTCGTCGAGAGCGTCACTTGATTGCCGTCGACTTCGAGGTCGGCAACCTGTTCTCTTTTCAGGAGAGCCTTGATCTGCTCCCCTGCCTGATCTTGTGCGGCCTTGGCGGCCGCGATCTTTTCCTTGGCCTCGACGTATGCGGAGACCTGTGTCGTGATGTCACCGGCAGCGGCTCTCCCCTGCCCGGTGCTTGTCCCTGCCCCATCAACACCGCAGACGCCGTTAAAGTTGCAGCGTTGTTTACACTCCGCCTTGAACGGTGTCTCGACGCCCTCACGGGGCAGGGCGCTCGGGTCGGTGGCGTTCCGAAGGCGTCGGGAGCGAGCTTGCAGCTTGTCGACGGCAGCGTCTGCACGGCGAACCGGGAACTCTAGGATCGTGTCGAAGTCTGAGCAGTTGATGTAGATCAACTTGCCGAACTTGATCGGCGCACCGAGCATCTCGGGAAGGTCGGCCTTGGCCTCGTCGAGCATCGCCATGCCTATTTGAAGCTGCATGACGTGCTCGGGCTTCGGCAGCTTCGAGGTGTTGGTGCGAGGGTCGATCGACTTGAACTCGACACCGATCCAACCGTCGTCGTTATCTATATCCCAAACGAGACCATCTGGCGTGCAGCTCAGACCGCGCTCGTCGTCACGCAGACCGACCTGATCCTCCCCGGTGAAACACATAGGGACGTTGGCAGCCCGAAGGCGATCGACCATGTAATTTTCTGCGTGCGATCCCCGGCGGGCGAAGCCCCAGTTCTGAGGGCCGTCCTCGGCTGCACCGTTGCGGCTATACCATTGCTTGCGGATACAGGTGAGGGCCTCGGAGGCGTTGAGATACTTCGCACGCTCCTCCGGGTCGAACGTCTTGCGGGCGTCGACGACGTCGGCACCTCTGAGTATGGCGGCTTTGATGTTCATTATTCTTTCCCTTCTGTTGCATTGCCGAAGACCGCATGAGAACGGCGCTTGGCTTCTGATATACGGCGCACGGCCTTGTTGAGCTTGTTGTCGACGAACAGGGTGTCGACGTGAACCGGGCGCTCCTGCCCCATCCGGTGCAATCTGGCGTATAGCTGCGACATCACTGATGGGCTCCAATCTTCCTCCACGACGACAATGTTATTCCCACCGCGCTGCATGTTCAGCGACACGCCCATCGCGCCGATCTGACCGACAACGAAGTCGAGCTTGCCGTCGTTCCAATCCTCGACCGTCTGCTCCTTGGCCTTCGCGCTGACGTGGCCGTCAATGATGTGTCCGGTATGACCTTTCGACCGCAGTGCTTCGGCAAGGGTCTCGATCACCTCGGTGTGCCACGCGCCAACGACGACAGGCAGACCGCTCTCGATCCGATCGGAGATGTAGACGACGGCCTCGGCAACCATAGACAGCCCCATCTCGCGGCGGATCGTTGCGAGGTGCTCGGTGTTGGCAGACATCTCGCGCTCGATCTGAGACGACGACATCGCGTCGAGTGCGGCGATCGGGAACGACGGCTCGATCTCAAGGCGGGTGTGCGTGAGCGGAGGCATATCCTCCCAGACGTCCTCAAGCGTGCGGCGGGTCGCGACTGTCGACATGATCTCGCCGAGCTTCCTCTCGTTTGTCGAGCCTACGGTGACCGGCTTCGAGAAGCGTTGCCCGGGGTATTTCTTCATCTGCACGACACAGAATTGAAGGTTGAAGCGGTCAATGTTTAGGCCGCCAATCTCCGCCTTCACGGCATCAGGTGCAGCCCGGAAGAGGAAGGGGATCGCGTCGTCGTTCCACCGGACGACAGGCGTGCCAGTGAGAAACCAAGCGTGGTCAAAAGCGGTGACGATCCCACCGCGTCCAAGGATCGCCTTCGTGCGCTGTGTTTTGGTCGACTTGAGGGCGTGGCTCTCGTCACAGATCAAAACGGATTTTGTGCCCTCGACCCATGCAGCAATCTCCTTGGCTCGGCGGGTCGCGATTACATATGAGAGGACGATCACACCGGACAGAGGCAGAGGCGTGTCGCCAGTGGAGATGATGGAGGCGTCGAGGCCGAGCCAATCAGAGGAGACGTCGCGCCACATAGGCAGGGCGATCGGCGGGGCGATGATGACGACGGCGTTCGCGCCTACGAGCTTGGCGGCTTCGAGGGCGGTCAGGGATTTTCCCGATCCCATTGCATTGAAGCAACCGGCAATCTGGCGATCAGCGAGAAACTGAGCGTCCTCGATCTGGTGGGGCATAAGTTGCATGTCGTTTGGTTCCTTACAGTTTACAGAGTTACGTCGAGGTGCAGGATAAGCGCATAGTGTCGAAGGGGTCAAGGGGCAGATTTCTCCGCCCCTCGTTCTTACTCACTCCGAGATCAACCAATCGTGCGCTGTCTCCGCGCTATCCGCATAATAGTGATACATAATTTCTCCGTTTCTCACCACCTGAGTGACAACTATATCGCACAGCTCACCGCTATGGGAGGCTGCATTAAGGCTGCGTCGAATGAGCGTCTTCTCGTCTGAGGTGGTCGCTCGAAACACGAGAAACAGGTCTTCATCCGTCAAGGGGGCCTCGGCTGCGATGACGTGATCGACGACGTCCTTGGCAGTGAATGGGCGACCCTCGTCCTCGTCGTCGTCCTCAACAATAAACTTCAGGTGACTGAAAAGGCTTGGATCAGTGCACTGAAGCTCTGTCTTGCCGTGACCAGCGTCGACCTTCATCAACTTCTCTGGAGGGATGGGACCGACGGCAGCCCAAGGCGATCGCCCTGTCGGGTCTGTTTTATTCGGGAGGACGAACACCTCCAGAATGTCGCCAGCGACGGCAGCGTCTGGTATCACGCGAGGCGGTAGAAAGACGCCCTCGCCTTCTTTGTCGCCACTTCCGACGATATAGCCAAAGCCTGTGCGGTTCTCGATGATGTTGGAAACGTAGGTTTCTACTAGCATGTTAGTTCTCCGGTTGGGTTAGCCGCGTTCTTGCGGTGCCACAGAGAATAAGCGCTGTTTCTCGACTGTCAAGGCAATGAGGTGAAACTATTTTAGGTCGACATGCTTGGCCGCCAATCCTATAAACGGAAAAGGGCCGCCAATGATGGCGACCCTCCTAAAGTTCCCGGCAAGGAACACCCACAGCCCAGAAAGGCCACAAGCGTTTAACACCAACGGTCTGAAAAGACCCCAAGCATTAAGGACTTTCTATGTCTAAACTTCTTATCACGCAAGCCAAAACCCTTGCGGAGTACGACCCCCCGATCTTCATGCTGCCGGTGCGCCTTAGATTAAACGACGGAAAACTCGACAAGGTGCCAACCTTGAGTTGGAAGGAGCCGGTGCCATTTCGTGAGCTTCTGCGATCGCTCAAGGGCACGAACGCCCTCGGGATCGACCTTGGGAAGTCTGGCCTCGTGACGCTGGACGTCGACAGTTACAAAGATGAGTGTAATTTCGACGCCTTCATCGAGGAGCATGACCTTGAGATACCCTACACTTGGAAGATCAAAAGTGGGTCGGGCGGGACGCACTACATCTTCGCGAACCCTAACGATCTGCGGTTCCGGGGGAAGATACCGGGCGTAGAGGCCGTCGACATCAAGGCGCACGGCGGTTACTCGGTCGCGCCTCCGTCGAAGCTCAAGGACCGCGTCTATGAATGGATCGTCGGACCAGACGAGCTTGAGGAAGGGCCTGCGATGGTGCCGCAGTGGCTCTTCGAGTGGGCGGGCAAGGACGGGACAGCCGGGGACATGGGAGAGAACCTGCGATTGAAGGCAGCGGCTCGCGACTTCCAAGAAAACATAGAGGTGCTCGACCAGCTCGCGGCGGCTCCGAACAATCTTGACGACCGCGAGGAGTGGCTGAAGATCGCCTTCGGTCTGTTCTTCGAGTTTCAGGATACGCCAGAGGAGGGCAGAGCTCGCGACGTGTTCCTGTCATGGTCGGCGAAGTGGGACGACAGCGAGAAGGCGGTCGAGAATGCGGTGACGACTTGGGACAGCCTGCCTCGGATCGCGGAGCTTACGACGGACAACCCGGCGACGATCGCGTCGGTGGTGCGATACCTGCAAGAGAACCCAACACCTAAGACAGAGGAAGAGATCGCCGAGATCAAGGAGACGGTGGCGGAGCTCACCAAGAAGAAGGTCGACAGAACCGACTTCCTCTATGATTTCTCTAGGATCGCTACCATCCCACCGCGACAGTGGGTTCATGGAACGGACGCGCTCAAGGGAGAGGTAACTATGGTCGCGGCACCGGGCGGGGTCGGTAAGTCGTCGACGGTGCTGGTCATGTCGCTTGCGATGGCGACAGGTAAGTCGCTTCTTGGGCGTGAGACATACGGCACGCGAAAGGTGATGCTGTGGTCTGGCGAGGACGGCAGGACCGAGATCGACCGCCGAATTATGGCGGCGATGAAGCACTACAAGCTGACACCAAAAGACATAGGCGATCGGCTGCATGTCGTGACGCACGACGACCTTCCTCTGAACATGGTGCGAGAGGTAAAAGATCAGCAGGGCGACCGCAGGACCGAGATTAACTCGACAGACGTCGACTACCTGATCGAGTACATGCGAGAACATAAGATCGAGGTTGCGTCGTTTGATCCTCTCGTAAGCGTTCATCAGACTGATGAGAACAGCAACACAGACGCGACGATCGTGACAGAGGCGTTCAAGAAGGTAGCGTCTCAGGCAGACGCGGCGATCGTCCTCGTCCATCACGTCAGTAAAGGGGCGCTTCGGGACGACAGCAAAGGGGACGCAGCGGACGCGGCCAGAGGCGCGACGGCATGGGTCAATGCTTCCCGGGTAACGCTTGCACTTAGGCAGATGAGCGCAGCAGAGGCGTCGGCGTACAGGGTGACAAATGTTTACGACTACGCGGAGATCGTCGAGGCCAAGGCGAACGCCAGTGCACGGCACCTCGGCGGCAAGAGGTACATCGAGAAGGTCTCGGTGAATATCGGGAACGGGGACGCGATCTATATCGCAGGCGACGACGTCGGTGTCGTCGTCCCGTGGTCCCCAAACGGGGACATGCAGCTCGCTCTAGCGGAGAAGCTGATCTCGATCATGCACATCGTAAACGCGCAGCATGAGCTCTATGACGACACAGGTGCGGGGTACATATTCCGCAACGAACAGAACGCACATTGGGCCGGTTACGGAGTGGCGCAGGCGCTCGGGCTGCCTATTGGAGAGGAGAGCTCTCAGACAAAACGGTCGAACGAAGAGAACCACAATCGCACCTTGATCCGGGCCTATTTCTCGAAGCTGATCGAAGAGAGTTATATGATCTGGGAGGACAGAAACAAGCCTTCAGACCGTCACCCAGCCCCTGCTTATGTCGTGCTAAATGACGGGCTATTTGACCTGAAAGCACAGATCGGAGAGCTCAAGAAGCAGCCGAAAAAAGGTGCGGCACCTAGCGGCACCCAGACCCCAAAATGCGGGACTAAACCCACTTCAGGTGCCGCATAGTGCCGCGCCTTTTTTCAGCTAAGTCGTTGAAATACAACGATCGGACTTGCGGCACTGCGGTAGTAGCGCGGGACATTTTTGTAGGCTGGTGCCGCAGGCTTTTGTTCAACAAGTTCAAGGGGTTATCCGTTTTGCGGGAGTGCGGGACTAGCTGCCCCTCTTACAGAGGGGGACGTCGCCAACAGCGCGACGTCCCCATGCAAAAGATATTTATACGCGCCGATCGCCGTGCAATCGTCGCGATCCAACCACGGGAGAGAATGGGATGGAATTGACACCACAGCAGACGAGAGCCCTCGACTTGGTGCTTGCCGGTCGAAGCGGCACGCAGATCGGTGGGTTCGCAGGGACAGGGAAGACGACGGTCTTGGCTGAAGCAGCGAGACGCGACCCGACGATCATCTTTGCAGCACCGACCAACAAGGCCGCGATGGTGATGCGGTCGAAGATGCCGAGGCACACGGATGTGAGGACGTTTCACAAGATCACGCAGAAGCCGGTGATCGACAACACAGGCAAGCTCGTGGGCTTCGAGCCCGCAGAGCGTCTCCGGCATGGGGCGAGGGTCGTGGTTGATGAAGCCTCGATGATCGGGCAAAGGACATGGGACGTCGGGAGCTACGCGCTCGAGTACGCTGACGTCGTCCTCGTCGGTGATCCGGCGCAGCTTCCTCCGGTGAACGACACGCCGATCTTCGGGGGCGTCTTCGATCTCGTGCTTACCGATATTCACCGGCAAGCACAGGGCAACCCGGTTCTTGATCTGGCGACCCGGATCAGGACGACCGCTAAGTTCAGCCCTGAGTGGCTTGACGAGTTTGGCATCGAGCAGATCGACGGGGCAAAGCTCAAGCGCGATCGTGAGGCGCTCTCTGCGATCTGGCACGGAGAAGCTCAGTATCTGTGCTTTACCAATCTGGACCGGGTGAAGGCGAACCGCATGACCCGGGCGTCAATGGGAGACCACACGCCGACACCTGCCGAGCAAGATGTTTTGCTGTTCTACGGCAGAGACCACGCAGATAGGTGGCACAACGGATCGACGGCGGTGATCGAGGACGTGGTCGAGAGCCTCAACGGAGCGCACAACGTCAGTGCTTTGATTGATGGGTCAGACTTCGCCGACGAGATCACGCTTTACGAGCCGGTTCTTGATGCGTCGAACGTCGGGCAAGCCTACGAAGCCTTGCCAGAGGACACGAGGCACAACTTCGCAATGGCGTCCTATGGCTACGCAATGACCGTGCACAAGGCACAGGGCAGCGAATGGCCGACGGTTTACCTCAAGGGCAACAACAAGCCGAGAGGGTCGGACGGGGTCAAGTGGCTTTACACGGCGATCACCCGAGCGCAGGATAATTTGATATGGGTGGGGTAAGAAAGGCCGGGGAGCCCATGCAACAAAGCTCGACCCGGCCAATCACGCAATCCAGTGGGAGGACTAGACCGCATGACACCTAAACACCTAAAGGCGAGCGACGACCGGCGCAAGGCTCGGATAGGCTGCGACCCGGGCTTCACCGGCGGGCTTGCAGCCCTCACGCCAGACGGCAAGTTCATCAGCGGCATCAGGACGCCGATCTTCAAGTCGGGGAACCGTAAGCTGATCGACGGCAACGCCCTCGACAACTGGGCGGCTGACTTTGAGATCGAGCACGTCACGATCGAAGCCCCTAACTCCATGCCGAGGCAGGGCTTGCAGTCGACCTTCAACTTCGGGAGGGCCTGCGGTGCCGTTGAGTGCTGGGCTGTAACGATCGGCTGCCCTGTCACGCTGGTGACGCCGAGCGTATGGAAGCGTGCCCTCAACCTAAGCTCAGACAAGCAGGCAAGCCTCGACAAAGCGAGGTTGATCTTTGGGGTCAATGAGCTATGGTCGGTGAAGGCGAACGAAGGGATTGCCGAAGCAGCGCTTATTGCAACATGGGAGATGTACCGATGAGAAACACCAACTTTATAAAAAGTGGAGCCCTGATTTCAGCGCTCATATTGGCAGGCTGCACACAGCCGGAACCGCTCTGTGATCGTGAGGCGATCGAGTGGGACAAGTACGGAACGGCAGAGGTGCCTATGGAGTGCAGACAGACTTACATCAAGCCGCCCAACACGGTCGACGACCCGCACGATCCGGTCGATCCTCCTCACAAGCCGCCAGAGCCGCCCAAAGAGCCGCCGGGGCACAACCCCCCAAAGGAACCGCCAGAGCCGCCCCACGAGCCTCCTGCGAAGCGTGAGCACCGAGACAACGGCTTGGGGAACGGCGACGATCAGGCACCGGGTCGATCACTGACCCGCAACCGTGCCGAGAACGAGCGCGGCAACCCGGGGCACAAATCGGGTAAGGCGCAACGCAGTGACTGATCGCAAGCCGGGAATGTATGAGACCAAGAGCGAGGCGCTACTCGCCCTTGGCCCGGTCGTCGTCGTTGGTGCGCTGTTCATTGGGGCGATCGTCTACGCCGTCCTCAAGATGACAGCGGCATGATCGAGGAAGAGGACGCCCGAGAAGAGCAGTACGAGCTCGACGCTGTGATGATGCAGCTACAACACGATTGGAGACGCCTTCTGGCGTCTCACCATAACTTCACTCGCTCGTTCAAGGACGAGCTAGACGCCCTCCTCAGAGCATCACAGAGCCTGCTACCCGAGCAGGTGGACGACGTGATCTCATGCGGTCCACTAGAGGCGAGCCTCCTGTCTGGTCGCTGCACTTGGAGGGGCCGAGCTGTTCCCCTGTCCCATATGGAGCTGAAGCTAACCAGCACCTTAGCCAAGCGTCCAGATCAGCTATACGACCGCGACTTCCTGATGAGCGCTTTTATACCGGACGGAGACAGCGATCGTCTGGTCGACAGCCACATAAAGCGCATTCGACGCAAGTTTGAGGCGGTCGATCGGGACTTCCGGCAAATATACACGATTTACTCAGCAGGCTATAGGTGGAACCCATGACCTTCGCCCAACTAAAGCAGCGCATAATCGACACGCTCTACCTGCCCTTGTGGCTGCGGAGCGGGATCGCAGAGGTCGCCCCTGTTCTCATACAGCCCAAGATCGAGCCTGCCCCAGAAGGCACGCCGAAGTGGTGCCCCTTTACTCGGTCGCAGATGGTGGCGCTCAAGCCCGACGGAACGCAGACAGGGTCGAAGGTGGCAAAGAACCGGACAACCTACCAACGTGTCAACACCGAGACCAACGTCGTCGAGGTCATAGGATCGTCGATCGAGATCGCCTACTGCATTGGGGACAGGTGCGCAGTCTGGGACGCAAAGCACAGCCTGTGCGGTATGCGGAACCCGCTCCTTCACGTCGAAGACGCTGTCGTCGAGGCAAAGGCGCTATACGACGCGACCTACGGACAGACGACGTCAACCTTGTAATTTGCGCCGATCTCGGCATATTCTGCCACAACTCAGAGGGACAGCATGGCGCATCCAGCCCACATACCGACAGACTTGACACGGGAGAAGGTCTCAGAGCTCGCCTCCTTTGGCGTAAACCAACGTGATATTGCCAAATCGCTAAAGATAAACCATGCAACGCTGGTAAAGTATTACCGGGCCGAGCTCGACCTCGGCCTCACTGAAGCCAACGCTAAGGTGGCGAGGACACTGTTCAACAAAGCAACCGACCCCGAGATTAGCGGGCCAACGGTCACCGCTGCGATCTTCTGGTTGAAGACCCGGGCAAGGTGGCGTGAGACCAACGACCTCGACATCACTAGCTCTGACGGCTCTCTGAAGTCGATCGCTTGGAAAGTAATCAAGGCGAAAGAGGTCGAGGAGTGAGCTATCAAGGCACGATCAGGAAGAGCTCGGAGCTGCCGATCGAGGTCGCCGAGAAGATGGTGCCAGCCCTTACGCCGTCCAGATACAAGGCGCTCTATGGTGGCAGAGGTGGCACAAAGTCGTATTTCGCAGCCGACTACACCGTCGCCAAAGCGCTAGAGGGCTGGAAGTGCCTCTGTGTTCGTGAGGTGCAGCTCTCCCTCGATCAATCCTCGAAGGCACTGATCGAGAGCCGCATCTACTCACACGGATTGCAGGATGACTTCCGCATCCTGAAGAGCCATATCGAGAGCCGCAATGGTGGGCGGATAGAGTTCAAGGGGATGCAGCAGTTCAACGCTGCGAACATCAAGTCGCTCGAAGGCTACCATCTCGCATGGTGGGAGGAGGCGCACACCGCCTCTCAGTATGCGATCGACCTACTGACCCCGACGATCCGGGCCGCCAAGTCGGAGCTCATATTCACATGGAACCCCGAGTTCCCCGAAGACCCGGTCGACCAGATGTTCCGAGGGCCGAACCCGGTATCTGGGGCAATCCTGATCGAGTGCAGCTCGAACGATAATCCTTGGCTGCCTGACGTCCTACGCAACGAACGCTCCGATCTGTATCGCAGAGACCCGGAGAAGGCCGCATGGGTTTGGGGCGGCTCATACCGCACGATCTCCGACGCCAACATCCTCAAGGGCCTATACAGGGCCGAGGCGTTCGAGGCTCAACCACATTGGGACGGGCCTTATCAGGGCCTCGACTTCGGCTTCGCTAATGACCCGAGTGCAGCAATCAGGCTGTGGATATGGGGCAAGTCGCTCTACGTTGAGCACGCCGTCGGCACCATAGCCCTCGACATAGACATAACCGAGCAATACATGATCGACCGCGTGCCGGATTGGGACAGATACCCGATCAGGTGCGACAACGCACGACCAGAGAGCATCTCATACCTCAACAAACACGGAGCAGGGACTTACTCAGCGGCTAAGAAGTGGCCGGGAAGTATCGAAGACGGGATCGCATGGCTCAGGAGCTTCGACGAGATCGTCGTTCACCCCACAACAGCGCAGCCATTCCTCAAGGAGTGTAAGCGCTATTCGTACAAGACAAACAAAGCAGGCGACGTTATGCCTGCCGTTGAGGACAAGGACAATCATTGGATGGACGCCGCACGCTATGCCGCCGCGCCGTTGATCCGGGCGCAAGGTGCGCCTTCAATCAGGAGCCTATGAGATGGGCATGTTCGACTTTCTACGCAAAGCATCAGAGACCAGCAGGCTCCTAGTGGTGAACCCCGGGCAGCCGAAGTGGACGCCGAGGAACTACACGTCGTTCGCAAAGGAGGCGTACAGCTATAACGTCGTCGCCTACCAATCCATCAACCGGATCGGGGATGCGATCGCGACCATAGACTTCGACGTCTGGAAGGACGACAAGCCGGTCGAGGGGCCTCACCCTCTCAAGGAGCTGTGGAAGAAGCCGAACGCACAGCAAGCAGGCGGCGAATACATCAGGGCCGTGATTGGCTATCTGATGATCGCGGGCAACTCATACGCAGAGCAGGTGACAGGCGAAGGCGGTCGACCCGTCGAGCTGCACGTTCCCCGAGCCGACCGCATGAAGGTCGTGCCAGATGCAGAGGGCCTCGTCGCCTCTTACGTCTACAAGCACAACGGCAAGCAAGTGAGGTGGGACGTCGACCCCCTTACAGGCAAGGGCGACATCCTGCACCTGAAGACGTTCAACCCTCTCGATGATTACTACGGTATGAGCCCGGTCGAGGCTGGAGCCTTCGCGATCGACCAGCACAACGAGAGCATGAAGTGGATGCAGGCGCTCCTACAGAACAGTGCCAGACCATCCGGCGCACTGGTTGCCAAAGAGGGCAGCGTCCTCGGCGACGAGCAGTTCTCGCGGCTGAAGGCACAGATTGAGGATCAGTATTCAGGCTCTGCGAACGCAGGGCGGCCAATGCTCCTAGAGAACGGCCTGTCGTGGCAGCAAATGGGCTTCTCTCCTAACGATATGGGCGCACTTGAGACTAAGTTCTCTTCGGCTCGCGACGTTGCGCTCGCCTTCGGCGTGCCTGCACAGCTCCTCGGCATACCCGGGGACAACACCTATTCAAACTATCGGGAGGCAAGGCTCGCTTTCTACGAGGACACGATCCTTCCTCTGCTCGGTTATCTGCTAGGGGAGTTTAACTCGTGGTTTCAGGAGCCGTTTGACGGCGCTTACCTCAAGCCCGATATGGACAACATTCCGGCGATCGCGGAGAAGCGGCAAGAGCTATGGGACGCGATCGACAGCAGCTCGGAGCTCACGATCAACGAGAAGCGGGAAGCCAAGGGCTACCCGGCACTTGAGACCGTGGTGCCCGGTGAAGACGGGAACCGCCTCCTTGCCCCACAGCAGCGCAACACAGCAGCGTTGAACACTGACGAGGGCAAAGCAATAGCGGCACGGCTCGCCTTTGGGACGTAGAGAAGACATCGAGGCCGAGCTTGCACTGCAAGATCGGGCCGTTGAGCGTCACGAGCGCAAGATCGCCAAGGCGATAAAGGACGCAATGCTTCAGGTGGCAACCGAGCTCCGGGCAACGCTGAACCCCGATCTTCCATTCGACCACTTCAGACGGATCGAGGAGGCTATGGGCGATCTCTATCGGGACGTCACACGCAGCATAGCAGCCTCGATGATCGACCGCTTCAAGTCTGGTTTCGAGCACTTGGAGACCAAGGACGACAACGACGGCTTCTACGAGCGTATCTGGCAAGAGTACCTGAACCAATACGGCGGGACGAGGATCGCACAGATCAGCGAGACGACCCGCAGGCAGATCGTCGCCCTGATCGACAAGGGCCTCAGAGACGGCCTTTCTCTCGACGAGATAGCCGGAGAGATCAGGATGCGAGCTCCTGATATGTCGGCGCTACGAGCTCACACGATCGCACGCACAGAGACGCACTCTGCCTCGATGTATGCCAGCCTTCAGAGCGCAAAGCAGTCGACGGTCGAGCTCCTGAAGGAGTGGGTATCTGTCGAGGACAGCAGGACAAGGGACTTCGGAGAGGGCGACGGCGTTGTCGACTTCTACGATCACCGCTCGATGAACGGCGTCAAGGTGCCGATCGACGACCCATTCGAGGTGCCGAACAAGCTCGGAGGGAGCGAGAAGCTCATGTTCCCGGGCGATCCGGCAGGCTCGGCGGCTAATATAATCAACTGCCGGTGTGGGCAGGTCTACGTCGACACAGACGAAGACGAGGTCGAGGACGACGTTCCCCCGGCTATCGAGGCAACAGCTCCAGCATTTAGATATAAGACAATAAAAGACCCGGAGCCTACAGAGGACGCCTTTAGAGCGTTTATTATTAGCAACGGAATAGCAAAGAAAGCGGACTTTTCAGGGGTAGACTATGAGAAAGTCGCGCCTCACTTGCGACAGTTTCTTGAGGTAAAGGAGCGCTTTGACCTAGACCCCATGTGGATAGTAGGCCCCATTGAGAACGCAAACCCAAATTGGCTAGGGGACAGAAGACCTCTAGCCTCGTTCTACCCTGCAATGGATGAATTGAGCCTCGACACCGGGCCCAACTTTATGAAGCCGACCGGCACTAGGGGCATCTGGAACATGCCAAAGCAGTTTGGAGACGATGAAACATGGGCAAGGCAAAACTTCTATACGGACAAGTCAAGAAAAGAGGGCACTTATTTAGAGATGCGAGAAGCGGCTGTCGGGTATCTGGACGAGGACCTCACCGTCAGACTTGACCGATCTCGGGAGAGCGCGAGCTTTGGCTTTACTGTCGAGGACGACATGCTCAGTCCTGCCACGTTCGAGAGCCGAAAAGCCGCGACAGTCTACCATGAGTTCGGGCACGTCGTGCACTTAGCAAACACTAAAAACCCGGGAATGAGCGAGGCAATAGACACTTTCAATGAGCAGGTAGTTCCGCACTACACCGGGTGGAGTTACTTACTCTCCGACTACGCCTCGACTAATGAGAAGGAGTATGTAGCAGAAGCGTTCTCCCTTTATATGAGAGGGGACGTCGACGAGTTCTATCGTATTCACCCTGACCTTCTCTCTATATTTCAACAGTATGACAGAGGAGCGTTATGAGAGACCCAAAGAAGCGACCATCGGACCTAATTCGTGAAGTGCTCGAAGCTCCACCGGAGCAAAGAGAGGAGCTTGCCGCTAGGCTCCTGTCTGAGTACGAGAACAGCGACACAGAGCGCGTCGAGATGTGGCTAGAGGAGGCACTAGCCCTAGAACCAGTGGACAGGAAGGGCTGAAATGGCATATATAGACGGCGACACAGCACACGGTAGGCGCATCGCATGGACTTGAAGCATTTAGACGTCGATCTTGAGGTCAAGCAAATCTCGGACACAGGCGAGTTTGCAGGCTACGCCTCAACAAGCGGAAACGTAGACCGGGGCGGCGACATAGTCGAGGTCGGAGCCTTCAAGGTCTCCCTCGATCAGTACGCACAGAAGGGCAAGTTTCCCAAGATGCTCTGGAACCATGACCCGAACAAGATCGTCGGCGTCTGGACCGATATGCGAGAAGACGAGAAGGGCCTCCTCGTTAATGGCCGCATGATCGTCGACACGCAGCTCGGCAAAGAGACACATATCCTGATGCAACAAGGCGCGATCGACAGCATGTCGATTGGCTACAAGACAATCGAGGCAGACTTCGAGGGCGAGAACGCAAGCGTCAGACGCTTGAAACAGCTTGAGCTCTGGGAAGTCTCCCTTGTCACTTTTCCAATGAACCCCGAGGCCGCGATCACAGCCGTGAAGCGTCTCGATCACATTGGTGACGTTGAGCGCATACTGCGAGAGGCAGGTGTCGCCAACAAGTTCGCGAAGCTCGTCGCCCTTTATGGGTACGAGGGCGCGATCAAACGTCTGGACGGACAGCGGGAAGCTGACGCACTGGCGAAAACACAGGACGACAACGATCTTCGTCGTCTTTTCGCTAACCTCAACACCCGAAAGGGGATCAGCAATGTCTGATGACATCACACTCGGCCAAGTGGCCGACGCCGTTGCCGCTGGCAACACCGCATTCGAAGAGTTCAAGGCAAAGAACGACGCCCATCTCGACGAAGTAAAGACAGGCTTTAACGACGTCGTGCGTCGTGACGAGCTCGATCGCATTAACAGCGCACTCGACAAAGCACAGGAAACCAACGAGAAGATGGCCGCTCGCTTGAAGCGCATCTCTCTCTATGGGGACGCGAAGTCGAGCAACCCGGAAGAGCAGGAAGAGAAAAACTACAAGTGGTTCTCGAACCTTCACGCTCTGCACGGTCGCCGCGTAAACCGTGACGACTTCACCGACGAGAAGCAGACCGAGGTCGCCGAGTACAAGCGAGCCTTCGAAAAGTATATGCGCCATAAGGGCGACGACAAGCTCATGTCACCTGAAGACATGAAGGCTCTATCGGTTGGCTCTGATCCAGACGGCGGCTATGTCGTTGATCCAGATCAGTCTGGTCGTATGATCGGTCGCATCTTCGAAACGTCGCCTATGCGCCAATATGCTTCTGTTCAGTCTATCGGAACAGATGCACTTGAGGGCCTCTTTGACGTAGACGAAGCGGGCTATGGTTGGGTCGCAGAGACGGGCGCACGCTCGGCAACGGACACGCCACAGCTTGAGAAGTACCGCATCCCGGTTCATGAGATGTATGCGAAGCCGTCGGCAACGCAGAAGCTCCTCGACGACGCTGCGATCAATATGGAGAGCTGGTTACAAGACAAAGTGGTCGACAAGTTCTCTCGTGCTGAGAACACCGCCTTCGTGACAGGCACAGGCGTCGATCGTCCTCGTGGCTTCGCTACCTACGCAGACTATGCGTCTGCCGGTGTGTTCGAGATCGGTGCTGTCGAGCAGTTCGACACAGGTGTAAATGGTGCGTTCGCAGCGGCTCCTGCCGGTGGCGATGCTCTCATCAACGCCCTCTATGGCCTGAAGATGCAGTATCGCAACAACGCTGTGTGGTTCATGAACCGCGCAACAACCGGCGGTGTTCGCAAGCTCAAGGACAGCGACGGCGCTTACCTGTGGCAGCCCGGTATTCAAGCGGGGCAGCCTGCCTCGATACTTGGTTACCCAATGGCCTCCTTCGAGGACATGGCCGACTACACCGGCACAGGCGCTCTCGCGATCGCTGTCGGTGATATGCGGGCAGCTTACCAGATCGTCGATCGTATCGGTGTTCGCGTCCTTCGCGACCCATACTCCAACAAGCCATATGTTGAGTTCTACTCGACGAAGCGCGTTGGCGGCGACATGGTGAACTTCGAAGCGATCAAGCTGGTCAACTTCCAAGCCTAACCAACAAGGCGGAGCTCAACGGCTCCGCCTACTTCCCGAGGGTGATCCTGCCCTCGATCACACGCTCAAGGAGTAAATCAAATGCGTGATATGGTTTCAAACACTCAACTCGTTCACCTCGGCAACGTCGCCGTGTCTGGCACTACGCCAGCCGTTTCGTCCTATGTCGACCTCCGCGAGTACGACGCAGCGACGATCGTCGTTGTGAACAACACGATCACCGACGCCGGAACGGCTGCCGGTTTCACTGTGACACTGCAAGAGAGCGCAGACACAGCAGGAGCTTCGGCTTCGACAGTCGCAGTCGGTGACACTGTCGCAGGTGCTAACACTGTCGTGGTTACCTCTGACACAGCAGACAACGCCGTCGCAGGCGCGATCGGTTACGTTGGCGGCGAACGCTACGTCGGCATCACCGTCACGGGCACCACAGGCTCAAGCGCTGACATCTCTGTGTTGGCACAGCTCAACAAGCCGCACCGTGCTCCGACGAGCATCCCGGGCACAGCGGTCGCTCGTACCTAATCCAAACGGCGGAGCTTCACGGCTCCGCCTACTTTCACAGGAGAGCCTACCATGAAGAAGCTATTCTCTTTGATCGCAGTCGCAGCAACGCTCGGCGCGTGCACGCAGTCGGGGCTCAAGAGCAACCTTGACGGCGTCGTCGTAACCGCTGCCGTTCTCGGCGCTGCCTGCATGATTTCCTCGGACTGCTAAGATGGCAGTTAGAGCACGCGCTCGTCTCCTCGTTCGTTATGGTAAATACCGCGAAGGAGACGAGATCGAGGGCCGGGTCGCCGAGCTCTTGATCGCTAACGGCATGGCGAAAGACGTCACGCCAAAGTCTACACCGGCTAAGAAGTCTCTCGGCAAGGCCCCAGAGAACAAAGCCACAGAAGAATAAGGGGCAGACATGGTCGATCTCATCGCGCAGACCGAGGACACAGCGCCGAACGTCACAGACATATTTTACACGGTGCGCGATCCTGCCGGGTCGCCTCTCGATCGCAAGGTGACGATCCAGACCTTGCAAAACACGCTGGAGATCGTCGCTAAGACGGCCTCGGCGACTTCTGTGCTGACGGATAACGCCAAGCTGATAACGATGGACCTCACCGGCACAGCGAACTCCTATACGCTCCAGCCGAACGCGACGATAGCTCACCCTATCGGGACCGCGATTATCGTTCAGCAGATCGGGACGGGCGTCACCAGCATCACCGGAGGAACAGGCGTAACCATTCAAGGAGCGGGGCAGTCTGTCTCAGCCGGGTCGTGCGCAATCTCAAACCGCTATGATCTGGCGACCTGCATCAAGGTCGCAACAGACACTTGGGTCGTACAAGGTTCGGTGGGGGCGATAGCCTAATGCTTTTACGTCACGGGCTTGCAGGTTTAGCCGGGGGAAACCCGTTTAACGTCTACGCTGCCAACGGCTTCACTCCGCCACTTGTCGCAGACTTCTCCAAGGACACAGAGTTCTACGGATACGACAGCGCAGCCTCCACCTTCAGCGATATGATGACGGTCAGCACCACTGGCCTAGAGACAATGACTGACAGCGATGGGCTGGTTAAGTGGAACGCGCATAACTATCAACCGAATTCCGAGGACTTCACACAGGCTAGCTGGACTAAATCACAAAGTTCGTTTTCAGGCGATACGCTGACGACAACCGCTGTCACTGGCGACCCGTACCTATACGAAAATCTCAACGGCGCTATTGCACCAGCAGACGGCGATAAGGTCCGCGCTTCATATGAGGTTGAGCGAGGGAATTGGGACTACATAACGTTTACGTTTTACGCTGGCGCTGGTAATTGGACTGCGCAGGTGTTTGACCTTTCGGACGGAACCAAGGGCCAGACCGCAGAGAGCGGCGGCAGTAACAACCTCGTAAGTTCAAGCATTACTGATGTGGGCGGCGGTAGGTTTGCGCTGACTGTTGAAACCGAAACAAAAAGCGATTTTGGAAACGGCCTGATCCTTAGCTTCGCTCCAGCTAAGACAGGAAACAGCTTCACCACCATTGGAACCATTGACGCTACATGGGCCGGGACCGAAACCGTTAAGGTCTATAAGGCTTGGGCAAACAGGCTTGACCTAGGCGGCATGGTAAACAACAGTGACCAGACAGCCGCAGGACTTCTAAGCTACGTCCCAACCACAGCATCAGCAGTATTCCTACCACGCCGTAACGCGCACCTCTATGACGCCAGCGTGGCGAAGTGGAACGCGCATAACTACGTTGTCCAATCCGAGGATGCTACCGCATGGACAAAATCCAGCGGTACATTGGACACAGCAGTAGCAGACCCAGACGGCGGAACGAGCGCGTTCAGTCTGACGGGAACGGCTGATAATACAGATTGCAAACTATCTATTGTTACAGCCGCTCCCACAGCAGTCCAAAAGACTTTCAAGGTCAAGGCTAAGACGTTGGGCGGTAGCGGTTGGTGCTTTGTTGGCCTCTTAAATCCCGCCACCATAGTTCACGCAGACTTAGCTAACGGTGTTCTGGGGACGATTGGGGCTAATGTCTCGAACGAAACAATCACGAGCATTGGTGGCGGCTGGTATCAGATAGAATTTGATGTTTCGGCAATTACTAATCAGTCCGCTGTTCTCGAAACTGTAGAAGCAGACGGCGCAACCATTGCCGACATAGGCGATAGCATCGCGTTTTATCAACCCCACGCCTACCGCTCCGACCTCAACGGCGTAGTGGCCAACGGCGACGATGGAACCTATGTAGCCACCACAGGCACAGAAGTTCCCGCAACCCTCAACACGGTCAGCTTCCCCAAGAAGGGCCTGCGGTGGGAGAGTTCTGCGGCGACGAACCTTATAGACTACAGCAATGAGTTTATTGCTGGCGGTTGGAGTATAGGCAATACGGACAGCCTTACGCTCACGGCGGCGTCGGCAGTTGGTGCGGACGGCGAAAGTTCACTGACTAAGATGGCAATCACCGACACCGCAAACGAATTTCACGGGCTTTACAAGAGCATTACCACAACCACATCGACTACCTATTGCACCTCTACTGATTTAAAGAACGAAGACCAAAGATATGTGACTATCCGCCACTACAGGGGCACTAGCAACTGGTCTACTCTAGTCGTTGATCTACAGACAGGCACAATCACCCAATCCTCAACGTCAGGTGGTGGTACGATTGTGTTCAGTGACATAGAGGACTTAGGCGGCGGATTATACAGGGCGCACTTTGCGTCAAGTGAAGCAGGCACGACTTTGTTTGTATCAATAGATACTTGCAGTTCAGGCACACCAACCCTTGAGGCCTCTGATGGGGCAGAAGTATACGCAGGCACGGGCGGCGAGGCGTTCTACATTGGAGCAGTCCAGACAGTTCTCGGCTCATCGCCTTCCAGTTACATCCCCACGAATGGCGCTACAGTAACCCGCGCTCTCGAAACAATCTCCATAGCCGGGGCTAAGACGCCATACAGCGCAAGCGGCAATACGGTCCAGATTAGCGGCCTGCAAACCTACGCTGACAATGGCGAGGGTTGGGGGCCGTGGACGTGGGAAAGTGACACTAACAACAGAACGTCTGTTAGTGTTCTTACAGACGCAACTCGGACGGGACTAATTGCGTGTCAGACTGTAGTCGGCAACGTTCCTCAAGCGGAACCATTTACAGCAAATAATTATTTTTCTCCGGGGTTGAATGTTCCGTTTAACATTGCGTCTGTTTTTGCCCCTAATAGGTTTAGGTGTGCCGAAGGCGGAAGCCTGTTCGGGTCAGAAGACACCAGCGGAACAATACCCGATCTTTCATCAGCCGTTTTCACGCTAGGCGCTCCTGCATTCGCTGTTTTAAACTTCTATGGGGACCAAGGCTTTAACGGCTTCCTTTCGCAAGCGATAATGTGGGGCGCTGACATTGGCGACACAGGCTTGGAGGAAGCAACAGCATGAAGCACCTAGCAATCATAGCAGCCATGTTCCTCGCAGCCTGTGGCGCAAAGGTTCAACCGGGCGAGGTAGGCGACAGCGTCTCTACAGCTGTTGCTCTAGGAAACGGAGCGGTTGAACTGAACCCGGTGATCTCATGGGCAGGTGACGCAGCACCAATCGTCAGCATCGTCGGCAAGCAGGTCGTCAAGGCGGCGCTGATCGAAAGTGGCTACGAGGCCGAGACAGTCAACAGCATCTCCGACAGCCTGTCGTGGGGAGCAACCTGCAATAATCTTGTTATCATCGGCGGCGGCACTGGTGGCCTTGGCCTAGCGGCTGGCCTGATATGCGTAGCCGTGACATGGGACGTTGACCAGTAACTCACGCGGGCGTTCCGCACATCTCACGAGGCAACTATGAAATCTCTGATTACTCTTTTGGTCTTTCTCCCTGTCGTCGCAATGGCGAGCGGCAAGCCTGCCGGTGTAGGCAACGCAGATCACGTTGACGCATGGCACGGGACGGGTGATAATCACCAAGCGAACAACGAACCGGGCGACACAGCCTCGGACCGCCACAACTTTGACGACGCCACCGCAGGAAACAGCGACAAGAACCCTCCTGCCGACGAATAACAGCCGCCACCAAGCTCCGGCTTGGTGGCAACAGACGCCAGATCATTAGGAGATAGAACATGGTCGCCACCACAAAGATCGCAGACTTCGCCGAGGGAGCGTTCGAGAAACAGCACGATCTTTCCACTGACACGATCATGATCGCCCTGTCGAATACTGCTTACGCCTCAGAGGCGTCGAACCCGACAGCTACCGGGAACGGTATCCTTGCCAACGTGACGCAGGTCACTGACACAAACTATGCCGACAGTCTTACGGTCGACAAGACCCTCGAAGGCGTCACCTCTGTCGAGGTTGGTGGTGTGTGGACATTCGACGCGAACGACTTCTCGATCTCGGCTTCTGGGGGCACCTACGCGACGTTTCAATACATATATATCTACAACACGACCTCAGTCACGCCAGACGATCAGTTGATTGTAGCGATCGACCTTGAGACGCCGATCGCCTTGACCGACGGCTCGTCGATCAACATCAATTTCAACGCCTCCGGTATTATCACCGTCACCTAAAAGGGGCGGTTATGCCTGATTGGCGAATATACTACGACACTGGCACGTATGACAGCAATCAGGGGGAGCCGCATCAGGCTCCCTCGGTCGGCTTCATTGTGGCTGTGGGGTATGATGAAGCAGGTGATCGCTTTCTAATGCAGGGCTGGTCGCACTACTGCTTCGATAAGGCCAGCAATCAATGGTGGGGCATGGACGACATGGGGGTCTTCGACAGGCTCCGGCGTAATCTGGTCTATGCGTATAAAGAGGGCCGCACGGTTACCAAGTCGGAATGGAACGCGATTATGGAACGCGCTCACAAAGACCCCGACTTTCCGTTCGGTGTTAAGAGATGACACACGTCAATCCGATCCTAAGACAAGACGCCTTCCGGGGCCGGGTAGACAGTGGCAACGAGGCAACCCCGACATGGATCGTCGCAGCCGATACAAACTGGACGCAAGCGGTGGACACCGATTTTCGCGTGCGCTTTGTTATCCAAGAAACCGCAGGAGCGTCGAACCCGTCAACGGTCACGCCTCTGGTCTTCTACTCCATAAACGGCGGAGGCTATGCGGCTGTCACAGCCTCGACGCCTATCCAATTTGGCACGTTTACCGGCGCGACTGACGACGACGCCACGACAGCGCAGCTCGGAGCCGGGACGTTTGTCACCGGGAGACTTGACGATAGCGGAGCGGTGACGACTGCCGACATTCAAGGCAGCGAAACGGAATATGAATACTGTCTGAGCATTGACAGCGCACAGGTCGCAAACAGCGACACGATCACGCTGCAAGTCTACGACAGCGCAACTCCTCTCGATCAATACGGCTCTGTGCCTTCGATCACGGTGCTGGAGGCAGACCCACCGATCGAGGCGGATATTCCGGCGACTGCTTACACGCTCACGGCTCCGGTTCCGACGTTCGACATTGTCACCGTCACCGACTTCGACATCGGCCTCACGACCTACACATTCGCGGCACCGGCACCGACATTCCGCGTCGATACTGTCACCAACTTCGACATCGGCCTCACGACCTACGCGCTCACGGCACCGGCTCCGGCGTACACCGAAGCGACCGGCTATATGATCGGCGCGACCACTTACACCCTCACGGCACCGGCTTCGATCCTGACACAAGAGCCACTCTTCAGATTGCAGACGGGTGACGTTCTTGATCTGTCGAACCCGGCGATCCCGGGAGCGTTACAGTTCTACGCCTTCCCGGCGATCGACGTCGGCCTCACAGCCTACACTCTCACGGCACCGGCTCCGTCCTTTACCGAAGCAGTGGGCTATTTAGTAGGCGCAACGACCTACACTCTCACGGCACCGGCTCCGTCCTTCACCTCGACAACCGGCTATGTGGCAGAAACCGCAGCCTATACGCTGACCGCACAGACGCCGATCCTGACACCGGAGCCGCTGTTCAAGTTGCAGACGGGTGAAGTGCTCGATCTGTCGAACCCGCTGATCCCGGGAGCGTTGCAGCTCTATTCGTCTCCACCGATAGACGCCGACATAGGTGTCACGGCCTACGCACTCACGGCACCGGCTCCGTCCTTCACAGAAGTGACTGATCTCGACATAGGCGTCACGGCCTACACAGAGACCGCTCAGACGCCAATCCTGACGCCGGAGCCGCTGTTCAAATTGCAGACGGGTGAAGTGCTCGACCTGTCAAACCCGCTGATCCCGGGAGCCTTGCAGCTCTACGCCTTCCAAGCGTCCATAGGTGTCACGGCCTACACAGAGACCGCACAGACGCCAATCCTGACACCGGAGCCATTGTTCAAGTTGCAGACGGGTGAAGTGCTCGACCTGTCAAACCCGCTGATCCCGGGCGCTTTGCAGCTTTACGCCTTCCCACCTGTCGAGGCTGACGTCGGCGTCACAGCCTACGCTCTCACGGCACCGGCTCCGACCTACACCGTAGAGCTGGACCTTAATGTAGGTGTAACTGCCTACATCCTCACGGCGTTCGCTCCGGGTATCACGACGACCTCAGAGATCAACGTCGGGTCGACCGACTACACCTTGACCGTGCTCGACCTTACCTTCGATCTGCCGAGCATAACGAGGCCGGGACAGCAGACGTCGACGTCTGGGGGCAGCGCTGCAAACTCGACAAACTCTGCCGGAAGTCGTAACAATACGGCAAGCGCTACCGGGTCAAAGAACCGCACGACAGACACGAGCACGCGAAACACGACTTCGGGCGGCACAGACACCAAGAACAGGACGGGCTGACATGGCGACTTATTATGTGAAACAGGGCAACCGATCCCCACTCATACAGTCTTCTCTGTTGCAGCCAGATGGAGCAGTCGAAGACCTGACAACAGCGACAAACGTCACGCTCCGAGCACGCAAGGCGAACACGTCGACCTACATAGTCGACGACCTCGCGACCATTACAGACGCGTTAAACGGCGTCGTGCAATACCAGTTTGACGCAACGCAGACCGACGACCCCGGGCTTCTCCTGATTGAGTGGGTCAAGGACGTCGGGCTCGCGTCAGAAGAGACCTACC